ACGGCACAGAGTTTAACTTTGTCGGTCTAAAGAACAATATTGCCAACGTAAAGTCGCACGAGGGTGCTGACATTTGTTGGGTAGAAGAGGCGCAAAGTGTTAGCAGAATGTCATGGGATGTTTTAATTCCTACGATTCGTAAAGAAAACTCAGAGATATGGATTTCTTTTAACCCTGAGTTAGAGACAGACGAAACTTACGTAAGGTTTGTGCTAAATCCTCCGCCCAATTCTGTGGTTACAAAAATCAACTGGTCTGATAACCCTTGGTTTCCGCAAACGCTGAAGGATGAGAAAGACCAGCTTAAAGCACGAGATGTTGAGGCATACAACACAGTTTGGGAGGGTCTATGCCGTAAGACTGTGGATGGTGCGATATTCCAGAAAGAGATACAAATGGCTGAGTTAGACGGACGGATTACAAGAGTTCCGTACGATGCTACCAAGCCAGTTCATATGATCTTTGACCTTGGATGGTCTGACAATACTGCCATTTGGTTTCTTCAGTTTGTTGGAATGGAGACTAGGCTTATTCGTTATTTTGAGGTTAACCAAACCAAGATAAGCGACATTCTTGCCAAGTGCCAGACATTTGGATATGTCTTTGATACGCTTTGGTTACCACATGACGCAGAGAATAAGACTTTGGCAGGTAATGGAAGATCAATCGAGGAGATAGTTAGAGCTGCAGGGTTTAAGACCAGAATTTTACCAAAAGTGCCAATTGTTGACTCAATTAACGCTGCAAGGACTATATTCTCTAACTGTTATTTTGACCGAGAGAATTGCCATCAAGGATTACAATGCTTGAGACATTATCGGTATGAGGTTGATCCAGACACAAAGCAGTTCTCCAAAACTCCGCTACACGATATTTGGTCGCATGGCGCAGATGCGTTCAGGTACATAGGACTCATGATTAATGAACCCAAAAAACTGGGTAAGCCTAAACAATTAAATTTGCCTCAAGGCAATTGGATGGGTTAAAATGCTAAAAAAGGTGTAACATGGCTGAAGACACAAAAAGCGGTGACTTTGACGATCGCATTGAACAAGCTAAAAAATTCTTACAGTTAGCTAACGAAGCTGACTCTACTAATCGTTCCGAAGCATTGGAAGACTTACGCTTTGGCGCTGGAGATCAATGGCCTGTTGAGATACAAAACAGTCGCACATTAGAAGCTCGTCCATGTCTTACTATTAATAAGATAGATCCATCTGTACGTCAGATCACAAACCAGATCAGGCAACAACGTCCGAGAATGAAGTGCCACGGCATGAACTCTCAGTCTGACAAGAAGTTAGCCGACATTATTACTGGTATATTCAGGCACATCGAGGTGCAATCTGATGCTGACCAAGCCTACGATAATGCAAACGATTTTCAGGTTCGCATGGGTTGGGGATATTGGAGGGTAACGACAGACTATATTGCTGACGATTCTTTTGACCAAGAAATCTACATCAAGCAGATCACAAATCCATTTACTGTCTACTTTGACCCAAACTCTGTCATGCCTGATGGCTCTGACGCTGAAGAGTGCATGATTACAGAGATTATTCCTAAGTCTGCATTTAGGCAGATGTATCCCAATGCCCAAGAAAGTAACTTCACATTGCGTGGAACTGGGGACTCTGACGCTAATTGGGTGATGAAAGAGGACATCCGTATCGCTGAATACTTCTATACTGTTCGCACAAAAACAACACTTTATATGTTGTCTGACGGCAGTAAAGTGTTTAAGGATGAATACGAAGAAATGCCTGGCATTGAGATATTAGATAAGCGTGAGACTGTTAAGAAAGAGATTCATTGGGTCAAAATGACTGCAATGGAGATACTTGAAGACGGAATTTGGCCAGGCAAGTACATTCCTGTTGTGCCAGTATATGGGCAGCAGTTAATTGTTGACTCTAAGCGTAAGCGTTTTGGACTAATTAGGCAGGCAAAAGACCCGCAACGGATGTATAACTATTGGTATACTTCAATGACCGAGTCGATTGCTCTTGCGCCAAAGGCAAAATGGTTACTCGCAGAAGGTCAAGACGAAGGACACGAGCAAGAATGGGCACAAGCTAATACTAAGGCTTTCCCTGTTCTTAGATATAAGATGAAGGACATTGAGGGCACACCAGCTCCTGTGCCTACAAGGATTCAGCCAGAGCCTCCTCCAAGCGGAGTGATGGGCGCAATGGCAGTTATTGACCAAGATTTGAAGTCTGTTTTGGGTGTTTTTGATCCAAATCAAATTCCGACAGGCAATATCTCTGGCAAAGCTCTTAATGGTCAACAACAACAGATTGATCTAACTAATTACCATTATTACGATAACTTCACTAGATCATTACGCTGGACTGGCAAGATTATTCTTGACCTAATTCCACAGGTTTACGACACAGAACGTGTTTTACGCATTATTGGTGATGATGGTAAGCCTGATCTGATTACGTTGAACGAGCGTAAAGTTAACGAAATGGGTGTTGTTGAGGTCTTAAACGATGTCACAGTCGGTGAATACGATGTTGTGATGGATACTGGCCCAGGATACAACTCTAAGCGCCAAGAAGCGGTCGATTCCATGATGTCATTACTCGGTGCAGACCCTACATTGATGCAAACCGCTGGGGACTTGATCTTCCGCAATATGGATTTCCCTGGTTCAGACGTTATTGCCGACAGAATGGCAGCATCAAATCCATTGGCGCAGATTAATGAAAAATCTGACGTTCCTCCACAGGTTCAGATGCAACTTCAGCAGTCTCAGGCTGTTATTAAGCAACTCCAGCAACAGATTCAACAGATGCAAATGGAGCAGAAGTTTGGATTGTCTGTTAAACAGATGCAAGAAACAGAAGAAACCAAGCGTGAACTCATGCGCCAGACTGCTAGGGCACACGACATTGAGATGCGTGACTCTGAGCGTAAGTACGTTGCAGAGCTAAATGTTCATGGTAAGGCACAAGATGCAGATTTGAAGTCTCAAACTCAATTAGAAGTTGAGCATATTAAGGCACAGGTTGCTTTATTGTTGGCTCAAGTGGATAAGATGAGTGAGAGAGCGTCAACGCAAGAAACAATTGAGAGAGCTGTTTAAAGATTTCGCTCCATATCGAGCAAAACCTTACCTGTGAGGTACACAGGGAAAATCCGTAGGTAAAACTATGTCCGAAAAAGAAGCAAGTAATGTAATTACTGCAGACAATGCAGCCGAATTTTATGCACAAAAGTTAGGTTTGACTAACGAACCCGCAGCTGAGGCTGTAGTTGAGGAAACTCCTACAGAGCCAACTGAGGAAGTTGAGAACGAACCAGTTGAGCATGAAGAGGCGAAGACAACAGAGAAAAAGAAGTCGGGGATTGATAAGCGTTTCAAAGAACTTACATCCGAGCGTGAGATGGCTCGTCAGGAAGCTGAACGAGAGCGCCAAGCAAGGGTAGAGTTAGAGAATCGTCTTAAAGATTATGAGACAAGAACGGAGCAGGCAAAGAATCCTCAATTGGATGCAGAGCCACAACCCGCTCAATTTAACGATCTTGTAGAGTATTACAAAGCGTTAAGTGAGTGGAACACCGACAAAGCAATGCGTGAGAGAGATCAAAGGGAACTTCAAGCAAGGCTTAATGCTGAAAAAGAACGTGTTATGAGCACTTTCAATGAAAGGCAAGATAAGTTCAAGCAAGAAAATCCTGATTACATCGAGAAGGTATCGCAACTACAGTTTCCTGCATCTCAAGAGGTTCAGGATGCTATAACAACAAGCGATTACGGAGCGGAAGTTCTGTATCACTTGGGCAAGAACCCAGAACTTGCCAAGAAGATAGTTGCAATGCCTTTGACCAAAGCGTTGAAAGAGTTGGGAAAGATTGAAGCTCAGTTTGAATCGAAGCCTGATGAAAAGCCTGTTGTTAGTAGAAGTAACGCACCCAAGCCGATTACTCCGCTTAGAGCGACTTCTGCTGCTGCTGATACACCGATTGGCTCTGATGGTCAATTTCATGGGTCATATCAGCAATGGAAGGAGGCGAGAAAAGCGGGGAAGATCAGATAATTTTTAAACTTTTAAAGGAAATCAAATGAGTAATAATCTCTTAACGATCTCCAAAATCACCAATGAAGCCTTGATGGTTTTGGAAAACGAATTAACATTCACGTCAGAAGTGGATCGCAACTATGATGACCAGTTTGCCGTTATTGGCGCAAAAATTGGTAACACAGTTAACGTCCGTAGACCTGGAAGATTTGTAGGAACAACTGGCCCAGCATTGAACGTAGAAGACTTTAACGAGACATCAGTCCCAGTTACATTGTCTACTCAATTTCACGTTGATACACAGTTTACCACCCAGGATTTGGCCCTATCTCTTGATATGTTTAGCGACCGCGTTCTTAAACCTGCGGTGGCCGCCATAGCAAATAAAATAGACAGAGATGGTTTGAGCGTTGCTGCTCTCAACACAGCGAACATCGTTGGTGTTGCTGGTACTCCTCCAACAGGATTAATCACCTACTTAACAGCTGGTGCTTATCTTGATTCTGAAGGCGCACCAAGAGACGGACGTAGATCATGTATCGTTGAGCCTTTCACATCTGCAACAATCGTTGACAGCTTAAAAGGTTTGTTTATGCCCCAAGAAGCGATTGCAGAGCAATACCGCAAAGGTTTGATGGGTCGCGACAGCGCAGGCACCAATTGGAAATTGGATCAAAACGTGGTTTCACAGACTTTTGGTTCATACTCTGGTAACACATTGTCTGCTGACACAACTGCACAAGTTGGTTATTTGACAAGTGGTTGGGCACAGTATTCCACAATTCAGATCAAAGCATCTGCTTCAAGCACATTGAACGCTGGTGACGTGATCCAAATTGCTGGTCTTTATGCAACTAACCCACAAAACCGCCAAGCATATGGTTCAGGCAAACTGCGTAATTTTGTTGTTACAACTACTACAACAGTAGGAACAGGCGCAACAAACATTCAAGTTTCTCCTGCAATTATCGTTGGTGGTCAGTTCCAAAACACAATCGTGATTGGTTCTACTTCAACTACAGCCGTAGTAACACCTTTCAACAACACAGGTACTTTGTCTCCACAAAATATCATGATGCACAGGAATGCCTTTACTCTTGCCGTAAATGACTGCGGCTACTTACAAGCAGCGTAAGTAGAAAACTGTCCCTGATTGACTTGGAGTGCCTGAAGAGGTTAACAAGGGCCAAGCAGACCGAAAGGTCGTGCAGGCTGAACGACTAAGTGGGATGGCAGCGAAAGCTGATGCGATAGTCTGAACTCTGCTATAACTGAACTGAAGGCAGAGAGGAGAATCCGAAGAGTTTCTCCCGCCACAAAAGTGGTCAGTAGGCGAAAGCCGAAAGTAACAGAAATGAGCCGATTTAGAGCTTCCTGAAGGTGTCCATTTTGCGGGTCGTGCCTCTGACAAAGAGATCGGTCTGTCAATGCGTGTCGTACGTCAATACACCATCAACAACGATAGTATTCCTACTCGTTTAGATGTGTTGTACGGATGGGCCCCGCTATACCCTGAACTTTCCTGCAGAATTGCAGCCTAACCAACTTATTTAAAG